ATGTCGTCCATGCTCTTGGCGCTGTCCAAAGCCTCCTCCACCTGTTGCAACTCAAACAGCGAGATTTTCAACTGGGCACATGCCGACATGATACCGTCGGCCTCGGTGCAAGGGTATGCGCCCTGTTTCACCTTGAAGACCAACTCGCGATCAGCGCACAAATCCCAATCGGTGGTATCCCAGCGTCGCCTCGTCACACGCTTTAACGCCCGCGCGTAAGAGTGTAACACAGGAGTGCGTTCGCCTAAGTCCAGCACAGCATTGACTTTCGCCATGACGTGCCGTCTCTGCTCGACTATGGTTGGGCCGTGCCCAACAGACAGCCGGCTAATAGCTCGCACTAGCATAGGTATGCTCGATGTGCTGGATAGAGGGGTGGGGTAATGACGCGAAAGGAAGACGACGCCCATGTCACCGGGTACGTCCTCAGGCTCGAAATTCATGCCCAGAGCTGAAGCTGCGGCAGAAAATCCGGGCCCCGCGCCCTTGGATGTGAGGCAGTCATCGCCAAACACCAACTTGATGGAAAGCCATGATGCGTCGCAGCCGAGCCCGTCCTCGCGACGCCCTGCGTATGACGTGTATCCCACCTCATTGCTGTTCTTCATAGTGGTGAAACTGCTGCCCGAAGCGGTGCCATCAATGGTCACCACAATCTTAGCCTTCTTCGTACGGGCCTTGACGCCAATCTCCTCCCTAATGAGCTTGCTGCACTGAGCAACCTCACTAGGAATGAAGCAGCTGGATGTGGTGTCGGCGAACCACATTCCAGCATCACGGGATACGCTCGCGTCCATTTTATGCGCATCGTAAGGAATGACCCCCTCATCCGGGTCAGATCCTCCAGGCTGGGCGATGGTGTGCACACGTTCAGCTATCTGAGTCGGTGTGCAACCAGGAGCGTACCAATGAAACGTCTTGAACAGCACGGACATGGCTAAAGCGTACGCGGCCACGCTAGTGGTCCGCGCAGACGGAAAAGTCACAATGCCTCTTGCGGCCGTGGCTTTGCCGTATGCCTCGTCCTTCTGCATGAACTTAGCACTAGGGTCTCCCAACCCTATCGCGTTTGCGTCGCGGTCCTGCGCCTGGCGTTTCCTCTGTAGAGGGCGATCCATGGCGTCCAGCACTTGCTCCGGTTCTAACGGAACCAACTGCACCCTGTTCTGGGGAGTGTGCTCAGCCATCAACTTGCCTCCATGCTGAATGTAGGACCGCCACTCACGCCTGTACTGGGCAAAGCGTGTTGGGATGGTGGCCACATTGCGAGGTTTGTTTATGCGAACGTCAACGGCCATTATTTCATTGGCGGCCGTCTTCGCTGCATACATGGCAGGGGGGAACAGTGGAGGTGCAAGAAGTGCAGTGTTTGTCGGACCCTCGTAAGATATCTGTCCCGGTATCACCGCCTCAAAGAAGGTGGGGTGGCCGTGGAATAGACATCCGTTTGAGGGAATGGACCCGAACAACACGGGCGGTGGCCCTGCAGATGAAATCGATGCAGGGGCCCCGTTAACACGGGGACTTACTGTTGTATCCACAATGGCTGGCTCGTCCCCGGCGGCAATACTGCTGGCCGCCCCAGATGAGCTACTGGGGTTGTCGGGACTAGGCTCGTCCTGATCTGTAACTGTTACAGATGCCTCACCTGAGCTGGGGAGGTCTTGGGTAGCCGGAGGAGTCGGCGGGTCATCTGCAGACACAAGTGCAGGAGGTTGTGGCATCCAATGCTTGGTGTTGATACGTGGGCATATGACCGTCATATCAGCAGGCAATGGAGCGAGCGACTTAAGGAAAATGGCAAAATCGTGGGAACCAACGGTGTCACCCCTCACGTCTGCACCCTCTTTCTGGAAGGTGAGAATTGACTGGTGCACAGTATTAGCAATTATTATCTTGCTGTCCCCAGTCTGCTGTTTAAGAGCCTTGTAGACGTATACGGGCAACTGCACGTCTGACGCGCCGATGAACCCCTTCGCCAATATGTGCAATTTCATAGCCGTGGGGTGTCCAAACACTCCATAGAAATGAGTAGCACACTCTTTGACAGTCACAAGCGGCAAAGATTGGTCTTTCTGCCAAGGCATAAATGCCTCGCAGAAACCACGCAATGAACCGATAGTGGCGTATGGCAGCAGAACAGTAATGCCGCGGCTGGGGTCAAACGACGGTGGATTAGGCACGTTCACCACATCATACATGGTGCTGCGCCACATCCGTCCCTTGAGCCGAACCGTATCCTTGTGGAAGTTGTACACCTTGTGTTCATACTCCGCTCCTCCCCCCACCACTTCCTTAATGGTGTCTTTAGAGACAAATGCCCAGTGGCTGTCTTTGTGCTGACCGGCAAGTGCTACGGGCCGCCTGCCGTACCGAATGTACGGAAGACCGCTATACATAGCCCACTTGCAAGCAGTGGCATGGTAATCATCGTCAATACTGACTATACACGTGGCCCTGCTCTCCATCAACGGAAAAGCCCCTGGTACCCGGAAGTCAGCGTCAGTCCATCCTGGACGAGCTCCCTCCACCACCAACCCGATACTCTCTCCATACTCCTTCGCGCGAGGAGACACGGAAGGGTCAAATACAACCAAGTGGCCCAGCTCTTTAGCCAGGTCCATACAATTGTTCTGACACACCCCCCTCTCATACGCGCAATCGGGATGGGAGTGGTTCCCGCCGGGCTTGTTGGCTCTGTTGGGATTAATCAAATACTTGCGAGCAACATTGATCTTCTCCTTCCTAACAGGCCCATCAACCTTAGACACGGAAAACTCAGCAGTAGTCATCATAAACAACTCCTGCCAAGTACTATATCTCCATGATTTGGAAAGATATAGCCCGCCCGCAACCAGAGCAAGAGAACCCGCCCCCACAAGCGCGCAAATAACCGTCGCACGAGGTGTGGGTAGCAAGCGGTTCCCTAGTCGCAACAGTTGTATGTTCGACTGTAGACCCACGAATGGGGTGCGCGAGGCAAGCGACAATGACGAGCTCATCTAAATCTATAATTAGATCGATGCACGATGCAAGTGCTTTATTGGCCAAGCACAAATCCAAACCAATTAATGACGTGGTGACCGTTGTGGATACCAAAATCAAGCCGGGAACTGAGGTCAACGCGGATAATATCGCATCGTGAAACCTGCAGCCCTCGCCAGACTGGCCACACATCGGCTACCGGAGTGTTTAATCAGGTTA